CGAAGGTGAGTTGATGGCTCATGATGTCCCTCTGGGATGCGCTCCGGATGAATATGATGATCTCATATCAGGAACTTGTTCGCACCTTCCTTAGCCTTATGATACCTCAAGCAGCATAACATAACTCATGAAAGCATGTAACAAGGTAAGAAAGCGGCCGCTTGTGTTTTCAAACATACACAACTTCCTTTCAAAAGAATTGTACATATCACAGCATCAGACATAAGCAAAACCGTAACTTTACCGAAAAATAGCTATGCATGATAATGTTTCTTCACAAAAGTATTTCTCTTCTAAATTTCTTAACCAACGGTGAATCTTCATTCAACGTGAGCGTTTTACCATCTTTGATCGCCATCCCCAACACCGGAAGGATGCTCATCATCTGCCCCGCCTGCGCTGACGCGGTCGATGAAGGGTATGGCTTTGTTGGATTGCTCATCATAGCCAGACGGAATCCTGCCGTATCGCTGGTGCCTGCGTTAATGAGATGAGTGACCGATATCTGGGTATATACGCTAAGCTCAGCCAACCCCTGACTCCAGGCCATAAAGTTCTGCACCTTGTCCATCGCTTTTACCGGACAAGCATTATATGCATCCATGAAGGCTTTGCGTTCAAAACCTAGCTCAGCCATGACTTCGTCTGAAAGTTGATCCATTGAGAACCGTTTTTTGCGAGCGCCGGTTGAAGATGGTGAGCGTTTCGGCTTTTCAGGTTCTGACTTTGTATCCGATGCCTGTTCTTCAGCTACTGGCGCTGCAACAGCTTCAACCGGCTCTTCAACCACTTCTATCGATTTCTCAATCGGCTTAATTTCATCATCAATATTACTTAGAAGCTCCTGTATCGCCTCTTCTTCACTTCTGACGGGCTTTTCAGATGAGACCAGCGGCAAGAGTTCGCTGAACAGATCATCAGTCGTGTAGGTCGTAGGTTTTTTCACCTCAACAACTTCACCCGCAACCTCTTCGTGCTCTTCAATGGGGTTTAAGCCATCTAGCTCTGACAGCATTGCGATCAGGTCTGCGTTGCTGTTTTCTTTATTAGTTGAATGTGTAGCGCTCATGTGTTTTTCCTTTGTTGTAATCGTTTCAATGAAGTTATTTTGACATGCGACAGCAGGCATAAAAGATAAATCAATCAGGTAAACATCTTGTTTTGAGGCATAAGAAAAGCCGCCAGGCGGCGACTTTTTGGTGTGGTGGTAATCAGGAAGGTATTGGGAAGAATCCGTAATCGTTTCTGGCCTTCATAAAACACTTCATCATGAGGTCAGTATCATAAAGCGCCCCATGCGCCTTTTCCTCGTCATAGACGAATCCCATGGCGACGGCTAGTTCCTGTAATCGGGGGATCTTGCCGTTCTCACATGCCCACCGCGCATCCATGGTGTCCACCAGCGGACGCTGCGGTAGCTCTACGCCGCAATCACTCATTTGCTTGGTGATGAAGGGGATATCGAACTGTCGACCGTTGTGCGCGACCCACACATCCGCCGCTGCCAATGCTTTAGCCAGCGCAGCGGCTTTATCTTCGAACAGTGGACAGTCGGCCAGCATCTCAAGCGAGATGTGGTGGACTGCCTGGGCTTTCGCGTCAATGCTGCGCCGTGGGTTGAACCTCAGCGACACTTCATGAATTTTCCGCGAGGTCTCTAACTCATATGAGACAAGAGCGATCTCAATAATTTTATGACCTGAGTAAACATCGAGACCAGTGGTCTCAATATCCACACCTGTTGCAACTGTCATAGTCGTTTTGCACCCTGTTTGACAAGTAACTGCACCACTTCAAGTGCCTTTTTAATCGTGCTGCTTGCGCTTTCGCACTCGTAATTCATTGTTCGATATTCACCAGCCATAACCCTGACGAAAACTCTCCTGATCATAGGGTCTGGCGTTACCGAGATATAAACGCCATTGGCAGTTTTCAGATAGAGAGGGAACGGCGACGGTCGCTCCTTCTCTATCGTATTCATTGCCTCTTCTAGAAGTTCGGCGACATCCGGGCCTACCAGACCCATGACAGAACAGAACACCGAATGAATGGCTGCTTTCGCCTCATTCGTCGTCATCAATCCGCCAGTCTGCTTTTTGATTATGTCCACAAGGGTTTCTGAAACTTTTCTGTCAAGTTCTTCGGCAGCGCTATACATGTGCTTTCCTCTGTTTTTTTTTATTATTCTGACTCATGCGAACAGGGGATCAATATCAATGACAAGGCTCGCGCTTCGTAACAGAATTTAAAGCGATATTTCTCACGATGTCCTCCAGGGCATCGACGCGGAGGCTCAGGTCAACAACGTCGTCCTGCATAAACGCAAATCGAGATAGTGAGCCGGCAACCACTTTCGTTGAAAACGACATGATCATCGAAACCATGAGCATATCGATGTGGTTAACGTAGAACGGCTGCAGTGAGGCTCTCTGCTTTCGGTAATGGTCTTGCGAGGAAAGCTGGACACCGGGGCGCAGCATGAGACACAGATTAAAATTCTCCGAGACCGCGTCCATACATACCATATGCGTCTGAGCATACAGCTCCAGCACCTCATCATTTTTGTAGTGTGGAACGGCAATGTCGTGGGTGTACGCCATGACGTCGATAGGCGTGCGGTCGATAATAAACCCGGTTTTGAGGAGATCTGGCGCCTCAGTTATGCTCGCGATGTGGCCGGCCACCATTAATTGCGCCTTCATCCGTTCAACAATCGGCATATCGCTTCGTGACAAATCTACGTCTATCTCGTTGAGAAAATCGCCGACTTTAGCGTCGATGTATGGGATACCTGACACTTCACTGTAAGCTTTCGCCAGCGTCGTTTTACCCGTTCCTTGCGCACCACAAAGGCCAATTTTCATTTCAACTTCCTGTAAACAATTTGTTTAAACGATGGTGAATTCTCATCACCAGCAAATTCATTCACCTTATCAACCGCTTCAAAACCCATCTGACGCATTGCTTCAAACGGGAAGAAAGCGTCTGCATCCGGCACTTCAATATTGATATGGCTCAGCCAAATTTCCGTCACATGCGGAAGCATCACCTCATACACGACGGCGCCACCGATAACCCACGCATTGGGGAACTCGCGCAAACAGCGTTCGACTGAGGCGTTCTGGATGCCTTGAGGCGCCACTACAGCTGGTGAACGTGTCAGCATTACGTTGCGTCGACCCGGCAATGCCTTACCCAGACTCTCGGCTGTTTTTCTGCCCATGATTACGGTGAACCCATGCGTCAACTGTCTGAAGAGACTCAGTTCTGCGGGGCATTTCCAAGGCAGATCATTTCCTCTGCCTATTTCAAAATTTCGGCCAACGGCCGCTATCATTCTCATCGTTGAACCTGGTAAATATGAGGCTTGTGCGGGTGGTTATTCGCCATGCTGATTAGCTTGTTGCCAGCACAAATCGCCATGACAAAAATATTTTCCCGCTGGTTGTCTTTGATCCATCGAGCCAGATGCTCCACGCTTTCGGCCTGAACCAAATAGTCGTAACTGACGCCGTGAGCGGAAAGCCACGCCCGGGTAACTTCCCGCTCTTCTTTCAAAAGACGTTTGGTTGTGACCAGCACGATTTCAATACCCGAGCGATAGAAGCCTTTCAGCATCCTGCTCGTTGGGTAAATCAGCTCGTCACCGGACATCATGTCGATGCGGTCTTTTTCAATGTCTACGGAGGCGCGGTGTCTGCTGTCTGCGACTACGTCATCCAGCTCCACGAGCGCGAACATTCCCTTAGCCATATCAAACAGCCACCGGCACTTTGATCCACGGATGCGGCGCGTAACCTTCGATGCGAACGTCCTGCCAGCAGAAGTCATCAATCTCTTTCCACGACTCGGGAAAAATGACGACCGGGTCTGAATTTTCCGGGATGTCGCGATCCATCATCTCGTTAACACCGTCCATGTGGTTTTCGTAGACGTGAACGTCCATACCGAAGTGAGAGAACATCATCGGCATGTGGTTGGTGATCTGAGCAATCAGAGACGTCAGGATGCCGTAGCCGGCGATATTGAATGGCATACCGACGAACACATCGACGCTACGTTGAATCATTGCCGAACAGAGCGCACGGCGGGGGATGTTTAATGAGTCCAGCATTTCTTCGCTGGCTTCGCCGCGGCGCTCAATCTCGGCCAGTAGAGCCGTATAGCGTGACTCGTGGAGATATTTTGCATGAACCTCACCGATGGCATTGGCCTGGCGCAGACGCTCTTCAAAGCCGAGTTCGCGGCTCCAAACGTGATACATGAAGTGGCACGGCGGCAGTGCCATGTCTTCGAGTTCTCCAACATTCCACGCGCTCATCATCATGCGACGATCAGTCGGGTTGCTTCGCAGCTTGTCGACGATGCGCTGTAACTGGTCAATTTCACGAGAGAGAACGACGCGATCTTCTTCGTGGCCCAGATAACCCTCGACTTTGTAGCCGCGCTTGCGATAGTCCAGACCGTTTTTAACGAATTCATATCGATTGTCGATCCGGGTATCGTTCCAGCGACGCCATTGCTTGCCATATACCGGGCCAAGCGTGCCGTCTTCTTTTACCCATGCATCCCAGATTTTTACGTTGTGTTCGCGCAGAAAAGAGACATCACCGGTTCCTTTCAAATACCACTCAAGCTCTACAAGTAGAGGCTTCAGATTGACGGCTTTGGCGGAGATAAGCGGAACGGCAGCGCCCCAGAGCGGATACTGTGAATTCACATAGCAGGTGCCAATAGTAGGAGTTCCAGTGCGATTGTCTGACTTAATGTTGGAGGAGGCGGCTTCCGCGAGAACACAGGCGTAGGATGAATCGGTCAAAAGGCCGTTTTCGAATAGTTCGTTCATTTCGTCTCTCGTTGGTAAGTAATGATTTACTTATTTTACACAACAACAAGAGGTATTGCAGAAAAAAAAACGGTCGACCAAATGGCCGACCGCTAAGGTTCTTACGGGGTGGTGTTTAAGCAAAACAAAATAATACAAGGCGGGAAAGAATATACATCAATAAGTATTTACTTATCAAGGCATAATTCATCTTTTTTAGAAAAAGTGACGCCCGATTATTGAGTTCATTGCCATATCAACAAACCGGGACAAGTCCGCCGAGTCATATGTCGGCGATTTCAGGATCTTGCCATCAGAAATTCGATATCCGATCATGCCATCCCGACCTTCAGCAACACGGAATGCCAGGTCATCTTTGTCGTATTTGCACTTCGCAACCAACTTCATGCGCAGTTCGGCGTCAGCCGGCCAAAGCTTAGTCATATTACTGCGATGGACTTCGGCCACCAGATCAACAACAGGGACATTCATCAAATCCGCCAGGTGATAAACCATCTGTGACGCCACGTAGATGCGATTCATTGCGCCACGCAAGTCCACGGCCAGACTGGTGGTATCCGCATACCCAGATCGGATTTTGGCCGCAATAATTTCAAGCTCTTCTACGGCCACACCAAACTGAGATAGCCCGAGGATGATGTCTTCCTGCGGCTTTTTGCTATGAGCATGAACATAGCTGGTGTAAATGTCTTCGCTCTGCTCTTTTGTGAAGTGGGCCATGGCGTTAGCCACACCGCCACGCACGCTGATCAATGTGCCAATACCAACGTATAAACCATCGGCCATAGCGTCCAGAACCTTATCCATGTCCAGGCGTTCAACGGCTTCGGCAGCTTCGTCTACAGCCTCTTCACGGATAAGACCAGCCCGCAGTTCTAAAAGCTCAGGCGTGACGTCGACCGCGATCGGATGCTGAAATAATTCATGAAACTCTGACACCATCTCGCCGATTTTCATCGTAATGTCGAAGCCGCCAGGGTAGATCTCGTAAAGCGTGTCGATTTCTGCACCATTTTTGGCTTCAGATTTCAGGCGAGATTTCTCTAATACTTTCTTTAACATTTTTAATTCCGTGCATTTGAATGATGTGATTATTGTGACCCAGCGAACCAGGTCACAAAAACAAACTAAAAGGCTTACAGATCGCCAAATCCGCCAAGCATTGATGTATCAACGGCTGCGTCAATTTGCCCCACCAGATACGAAGGGATCTCCGTTTCCTGCGGCGCCACCTGAACGTTGTCGGTGAACAGCCAGCTGTTCATCCACGGCAGCGGATCGAAAGTGACATCGTCAAACAGAGGGTTGAGATGAAGTCGCTTCATCGCCAGATTTGTGCGGTACTTCACGTACTGTTTCAGGATCTTCGCATTCAGACCAATCATCGAGCCGTCTTTGAACAGATAATCAGCCCAACGCATTTCCTGCTCGGCCACGTCGAGCATCGTCTGGTAGACAAACGGCTCTTCTTCTTCGGCGATCTGCTTCCACAGCAAACCTTCGCGACCATTTCGCATATTTCGCAACATGCGCTCAGTGCCTTCGCAGTGCAGCGCCTCGTCACGCGCAATCAGTCGCATAATCTTCGCGTTGCCTTCCAGCAGCTTTCGCTCGCCAAACGCGAACGTGCAGGCAAAACTGACATAAAAACGAATCGCTTCCAGCGCGTTTACAGACACGAGGGTGCGGAACAGCTGGCGTTGCATCGGGTATGGCTTCCCGCCGAACTCAGACGCGTACAGACGCTCAAATTCATCTTCCCCGAGATGCTCGCGAGCGCAGACCATTTGATAAAGCTTGTCGTACTCTGCCGATACGCTCGATGCGCGGCTGATAATCTGTTCATCAGTTACGATGCCGTCGAAAATCTCGCTTGGATCATCAACCATGCCTCGAATGATATGGGTGTAGCTGCGGCTGTGAATGGTCTCGGAGAAGGCCCAGGTTTCAATCCACGTTTCAAGCTCCGGGATGGAAGCCAGCGGCAGCAGCGTAACGTTAGGGCTACGGCCTTGAACGCTGTCCAATAGTGTCTGGTAGCGCAGGTTACTGGTGAAGATATGCCGCTCATGATCGGCCAATTTCGTCATGTAGTCGATTCGGTCTTGCGAGATATCGACCTCTTCCGGGCGCCAGAAGAATGACAGCTGTTTCTCAATCAGCTTTTCGAATTCACGGTACTTTTGAACGTCGTAGCGCGAAACGTTAACGGAGTTGCCGAGAAACATTGGTTCTTTCGTCGCGTCGTTTGCGCCGAGACGGAAGGTTGAATATGACATGTGTTTTCCTTTGTTATTTAATAAATTCAGTGCCGCTTAACGCGACAAGTGCGGCAATAGACGCGGCCAGCTCAGGTCGCTGGACATATCGAGTAGTAAACTCTTCGCCGCCAGAGTAATAGACGTTTGCACCCCACATTTCAGAGTCTTCAGTGCCTAAACGACCTTCGTGGGCTTCTGGAATAAGCGCGATCTGCAAATCTGTTATCACCGGGCCAATGTCTTCCCATGAACGCGTCGCGCAAAACTGGCGCCACGGTGATTCGCCGTCCGTAACCCAGACTGTATGCGGCATCTGGTGGTGATACCACGACGTCATGCCGGTTGATCGGCTGTCATCAATTTCCTGAACCTGCAATTTCATCAACTTCGCCAGGCGGATGTTGATTTCGAACTCAGACAGATCGTAAACAGTCATTTTTTATTCGCTTCAGTTGTCAGTAACGTAATGGTATGTGGGCTTAGCAGGCTCTCAAACAGAGAAGAAAGGCGGGCTTTCGCCCACCTAGTTATCAGATTTTGCAAGCGCCGCCGCACTCATCCTCTTCCTCGACAAATTCGGTCGAAGATGGAAGATGCGCCTGATGTGTGATCTTGTCGTCTTCGCGAGCGCCGGCGCCATCGCGGGTGTTGTGGTAATAAAGCGTCTTCACCCCCATGCGATACGCATCCAGCAAATCAGTCAGCATCTTTTGCATTGGCACGCGGCCATTGGGGAAGCGCGTCGGGTCATAGTTGGTATTGGCAGAAATAGACTGATCGATGAACTTCTGCATGATCGCCACTTTGGTCAGGTAGCCAAAGTTATCAGCGATGTCCCACAGGTACTCGTAAGCGTCGCCAATGCGAGAAAATTCCGGCACGACCATCTTCACGACACCATCTTTGGACGACTTCACGGATACCGGGCCACGCGGCGGCTCAATGCCATTGGTAGAGTTGGTAATTTGGCTGGAGGTCTCACAGGGCATTTGAGCGGACAGAGTGGAGTTGCGTAGACCGTATCGCTCAATATCTTTTCGCAACCCATCCCAATCCAGAAGAAGAGGGTGGTTGGCATTCAGTTCTGGGGCGTCCAGCTGCTTGCGGTAGTGATCGATAGGCAGCAAACCTTTCGCATATTTCGTCTGGCTAAACCATTCGCACGCTCCCTTATCTGATGCAAGCAGGTTACTGGCCTTCAGCAAATAGAACTGAACCGCTTCAAATGTTTCGTGAACCAGTTTGTTTCCATCAACGCCGGAATACTTTGCACCGTTCTTAGCCAGCCAGTAAGCGAAGTTGGTTACACCAATCCCCAAACTACGACGCGCCTTGGCTGGTGTTTCCGCCGCAAACATCGGATAGTCCTGATAATCAAGCAGACAGTCCAGCGCAGAGACAGCGTAGAAGGCTACTTCTTCCAGATCTGCCAGAGACTCAAGAGCGCCAAGATTGAATGCGGACAGAGTACACAGCGCGATTTCGCCGTTCGGATCGTCAGTAAATGCCAGCGGCTTAGTCGGCAGGGCAATTTCGGCGCAAAGGTTAGATTGCTTAATAGGCGCCACAGCCTCATCGAAAGCGCCATGCGTATTCATATGGTCGATGTTGGCGATGTAGATACGGCCGGTAGATGCTCGTTCCTGCATAAGCGAAGAGAATAGCTCCACTGCAGGCACAGACTCTTTGCGGATTGACGGGTCATTTTCGTACTGAACATATAGACGCTCAAACTCATCCTGGTCAGCATAGAAGGCATTCAGAAGACCGGGAACATCATGAGGGCTAAACAGCGTGATAGCTCCACCCTCGATCAAACGACGGTACATTAAGCGGTTCAATTCAACACCGTAGTCCATGTGGCGAACACGGTTACTTTCGACACCACGGTTATTCTTCAGCACCAGCAAACTATTCGCCTCCAGATGCCATAGCGGATAATAAGCCGTTGCCGCACCACCGCGGACACCACCTTGAGAACAGGACTTAACAGCCGCCTGGAACAGCTTCAGGAACGGAATAACACCTGTATGGGTCGCTTCACCGTTGCGAATAGGGCTACCCAGCGCACGAATAGAACCGAAGTTAACGCCGATGCCGGCACGCTGGGAGATGTACTCCACAATGGCCGAGGTCGTTGCATTGATGGACTTCAGTGAATCACCGGACTCGATCAGGACGCAACTTGAGAACTGGCGAGTAGGAGTGCGGACACCGGCCATAATTGGAGTAGGTAACGACAGCTTGAATGTACTAGTGACATCGTAAAAGCCTTTGACCATTTCCAGCCGTGTTTTGCCCATATCACCGTCAGCCCAGTCCTGATATAGACACATGCCCACCAGCATGTAGATATGTTGAGGTGACTCATAGATTTCCCCGCTGACTCGATGTTGTACCAGATATTTGCCGCGCAGCTGGGTCGTGGCCGCGTAACCGAAGTTGTCGTCACGCTCAGGCTTCATGTACGCGCCCAGCTCGTCGATCTCTTCGCAGCTGTATTTATGCATGATTTCGTCATCATAAACGCCGCGAGTAACGTTCTTCAGGATGTGTTCGTAGAAGTCAGGGTATTCGTATTGGCCGTGGGCATCTTTGCGAATTTTGAAAATACTCAGACGCGCAGCAACCTGGCTGTAGTTAGGTGTGTCGGCACTGATAAGATCGGCGGCAGCTTTGATTAGAGCGTCGTGTACTTGGCTTGTCGTCATGCCGTCAACGATACTCGCTGCGGCTCCCATAGCGACGGCAGAGGCGCTTACGCCATCAACACCGTCCGTTGCCCACATAACGACGCGGTTATACTTCTCTTCAGACAGTGCTTCGACACTGCCATTCCGTTTGATGATTCGAATCATGTTGTTATCCAAAAGAAAAAGGCCACTAAATGTAGTGGCCTATAGTAATAAGTAAACTCTTACTTATCAATAAAGCTAACTTAAAAGAATGCTCTCATCATAGAGACAGCTTGACGGTATTGATCCGTCTCCAGTCCGGTATAAACCGCAGCCAATGCGTCGGCCGGATGTTCGTTTTTGCTGACAATACTCACTTCACCTTTAACCTTCTTCGTAAACCAGCCAGCATCCGGATGCTTAGATACCGCCCATTCAATGATGGTGTTTTTGGAGGTGTCTTTTTTTCCGCCGATATGCATTTTGATGTCATTTGGTGTCAACTGAATAATGGGTTTATCGATACACGCCAGAACGCCGAGACACAGGCCGTATGACGTTTGGGCGCGGGAAGACTGGCTACCCACAGGCAGCTCTGCAAACACGATATTTACGCTATCAACGATTGGCTTAATGCCTCGCCATATTTCGTTCGCCCGACGCAGATCATCGCTATTGGTTCGAACAGTTTTTTTTGCTGAAGTAGCCTCTGTTTCAATCAGTTTTATTGACACATCGGACACTTCTGACGTATCGAGGTTTAATGAGCCAGTGACGATCCCAAAGTTGCGAAGACTTGGGTCAAACCCGGCGAATTTAATAATTTTATTACTCATGTGCTTTCCTTTGTTGTTACCACGTTCCCCAAATGGGGTTAGCTTTTCGAAGCTCTCTCACCTCGCTAAATTCATCAAGTTCGCAGTCCGATGCCCGAATTTCTGAGAAGCCGGCAATGATATCGGGCCATATTTCAGTGATACAAACGGCCAGTTTTTTCATAGTTTCACTGGCGTACTGAAGGCTTTCATTTGCGTCATCTGGGTCAGCAGCCGACACGATGAAACCTGTTTCAACTTTGTCATCGAAGCATATGCCGAAGTGCAGAACACCATCGCTAATCAGCGTTACCGGCATCTCCACCTTCGAAAATGCCTTTGATTTATGTCGTTGCCCAAATCGAGCCATGTCATTCTGAACGCGGCGAACAGCCATCCTTGCGCTCATATGCTGGATACGGCCAGACATTTTGACGGACTTCACCGGGTTAAAGACAATATCAGTGTCTTCCTTGCTCGAAATGATGATGCTGTCGCCCATATGATCGACACCAAATACATTCCCCATGTAAACAAGCGATGAATCGCCTATCCATTGAGCGTCAAACAGAGCTTCGCTTGTCTCGGCAATGCGCTGGTGTGTCAGCTTGTCTTTGTAATGGCTTGTGAAAGAACCGAAGTCTACAATACCGCCAAAACGCATAGCCATTACCCGCGCTGCAGCAACGCAGGTAACGATCTGACCAAACTGATTGCCTGTCGGATTAAACGACATAGCTGCGGCCCTCTTTGACTTCCAGCGTCACCGTTTCGCGGAACCACGACTTCATCTCCTTGTGCGAGACGATCATCACCGTACCACGCTCACGCGCCTTCGCTTCCAGAATCCCCATCAGACGCTCAAGTCCCGCCGAATCCAGTGCATCATCGATCTCATCGCCGATAAACAACTGAATGCTTTTGCTGGCCCGGTTCGCGACCATATCCTGAAGAGCCAGCGCACAAGCCAGACGCACTTTCCGCTTTTCACCACCGGACAGACCGCGGAAGTCTTTACTGAATCCGGTCTTCTCAACGGCAATGTTGAATTTGTCGCGGATCTCTCCTTTCTTCGTGGTATCCATCGTCGACCAGATGGCAGAGATGTTGCCGTCCGACATCGTGCTCAGATATTCCGCCGTTTTATCGTTCAGGAATGGTGTTACCGCCGTCAGAATATGTGAACGAACTCCGGCCGGAGAGTAAACCTGACGCGCCTTCTCAAGCAGCAGTGCCTGATCTTTCATCCCTTCGATTTCGCGTCGGATCTCTTTCAGCTTCTCTTTGTGGATTGCCAGATTTTCGCGATGACGGGAAATGGCTGCATTGTGAGGGTTAACTTCTTCCGAGATCGCTTTCACTTGTGCGTTTGCGCGAGCCAGAGCACTCTCTGCCGCTTTTATTTCAACTTGTCGTGACTTTACGTTACCCAGACTACGGGTAAGCTCAGAAATGCGCTCAGTGATTGCGGAGACGTCGGGGGTCGAGGCGACAAGACGATCACGCAGCACGACGATTTTATCGTGACGCTCCGTTTTGGCCGCTAAATCCGCTGTTAGTGATTTAGCTTCGCCTACATACTTACGGACTTCGCCGACGTAGTTGTCATGAACGTGAGACAGATCACCGCTAGTGTATGGCTTACCGCACGTCGAACATGGCTTGCCTACGCTTGAATTGACATTATCCGCATTCAGCTTGGCTTTTTTTGCTGCGCTAACGGCTCTGTCGCGGGCTGATTCAGTCGCTCGGATCTCCGCCGCTGCATCAGCCACCATTGTGTTCGCTGCCTGAACTTTCTTATCATGTTCAGCCCTGCCGGAAAGCTTTTTCTTTTCATCCGTGATTTGATTCTCAATTTTGCTGATGGTGGCCGGGATGTCGGCCATTTCCATGCTGGCCTCTGTTACCTTGACTTCGATCATAGTCGCTTCAGCTCGTGCTTCGTCGAGACGAACGGAACGCGTTCTCTCCCACGCCTCGGCTGCTGCTGTACTGGTCTCAATCTCTGTCTCTGTCGAAGTGATAAGCGACACTGTGCTTTCGGCTTGTGCGTTTGCTCTGTCCAGTCGAGCGCTCATCGCATTAGCTCTGTCGCGAGCGATAGCATAAGCCTTTGTCAGACGGTCGATGCCAGCTGCTTCTTCAACAATTGCCTTCAGGTTTTTATCCGTCATACCTGGTAAATCCGGCATGGCTTCCTGACTGGCATAGATGGATGCCATGAATACTTCTTTCGAAGAGCCGATCAGCCGCTCAACCAGTTCCTGAGTCAGCGTGTCCTTGCCTTTGGTCAAATCACCGTCTTCACTGCGGACAATGAGACGATTTTTGAATTCTTTGTGAGCACGGTGACGAATTACCGCATATTGCTTACCTTCGTCTTCAATGGTCACGGAAACGCGGCAGTTCTTTGGCGTCGTTGAGTTCAGAACGTCATCGCCCTTGTATCCAGTGGCTGTTTCCCCGTACAAACACCACATCAAAGCATTCATCAGCGTTGATTTGCCGGCGCCATTACTCGCTGCACTGGAGTCCGCGGCGTTAATGCCCTGAATCAGAACCAAGCCTCGGCTATCCAAATCAACGCTGGCCTCAGCAATGACCATAAAGTTTTCAACTTTCAGATTTAGGAATTTCATTCAGACGTCCCCGCGCTTTCCGCTTCTAATAGGATTTCGTTGCATAGTGAGTCGAGCTTAGCCAGATCGAAGCCGCCATCCGTATCGTGGACAACCTTGCAGTAGGCACTGATTGATTCAGAGAGACTGTCGATTTTGCTGGTGGATTCGGTGCTTGCAGTTCCAGCCATCATCGACGCTTTTTTGATGAGATTTGTCACAACACCCGCGGCACCCAGCGTCGCCAGTTGCTCTTTTATTTGCACTGCCTCGGCGTCGTTCTCAATGACTGCGCGATAGCGAACATAATTGCCGCGAATATCGTCTTCAGTCACATCGCCTTCCAGAGATACAAACTTCGGTGCCGATGTTTCGTGCTGCGTGAATGAACCGTCTTCCTGAACCAACATGAACCCGGCCAACGTACCAACGTCGCCCCAATTCTGGTGGGTTAACGCACCGACTGACACGACACCAGGGATTATCTCTTTGTGATTGTGATAGTGGCCGGAAAGAACCAGACGGAAGCCGAGTTCCTTCAAATCATTCGCCTCAATGCCAACGTCTGGCATTGTCGGAATGGCTTTGTTGATACCTGTGTGGATCACGATGTCGTGGATTCCGGCACCAGCTTTCTCACGAAGCGATTTCATATCCGCCAGCAGTTCGGCATGACTGTTACGCCAGCTGATAAAGTGGACTGTTACATCATCAATTTTCACGCTCTGGGCCGGGCCACAAACGATGTTTACGCCAATTGACTGCAATGATGCTGCCGCATTTGCCGAAAATACTGAGTCATTGGTTTCCAGATCGTGATTGCCTGCCAGCATCCAGACTTCCAGACCGATTTCGTTAATGATGGTTTTGTATGCTTCAGTGACGAAGTGGAGTACGGAAGGCGTTATAGAGCCGCGCGTATGGAATGTGTCGCCGGCAACAAACATGTATTTTGCGCCAGAAGCTTTGATCGCTTTTGCCGCCTCGATGGTTGCATCGAGCTGAATTTTTAAACGAGAATTCAGACCGCTGACGCTGATTGTCGAGAACGCAGACCAGCTATGATAGTGTGGGTCTGAAATCACACCGTATATCGTTTTCATGTGTTTTCCTGTTGTTGTTTTATTCGATGATAGAGTGGGTTAACAGGCCACCAAGCGACTTCATCAGGTGCATATTAAACACCATTAGATAAGTAAATGCTTATCTATTTTTCATCATAAAGGAAGGAGCGAGGCCACCAGACGCTCTCAGTGAGGTTTTGTGATTAAGTTGGGGGAATGTTTGGGTTGGGCGAGAAAACCCCTCACAATAGCGGAGGGGGAGGAATATGCGCGGTTAAATCTTCTCTTCGAACCTGCGTCTTAACTCATCGAGACTCACGACGTTATCTGGAGGGGTGATGTCCTCCATCATTCGGATTTCTTCTTCGGTATGATACTCCCAATCGTACTCGTGCTTTAGGCTTTTCAGGTAGATCACCGTCAGCAAGCTGTCTTCTTTTAAGAAGTGACCGTATGACTTTTGAATAACGGTTCTTACCTCATCCTGCGTTTTGCCGCCGAGACACAGATGGTTGAACCTGGCGTTTATCTTGAGCATTTTGTCGACGGGGCCAGAGAATACCTTCGCGACGCGAGCAAAGCGAATTATCTCGCCGTTCTCAGCGCCAACCAGACAAACGACAGAATTTTCACTGACGCGGTTGACCCAGGTTACGCCGCTGCGCATTGTGTTGAAGTAAGCTTCCTTTAAGCCAAGATAAGGTTTTCTGAAGGAAATGAGTGGAACGTATCGTGCGCATGTGTTGATTTCAAATGACGCACCTTGTTCCAGCAGTGATGCCCGGGTTTTGTAGATCGGGCAGGCGGTTTTGATGCCGCAAACCTCACACATGTCCCTGGAAGCAACCAGTTTAGAGTCAGACTTGATGGTGTAAGTCCCATCTTCAAGTCTTCTGATGTAACGCGACTGTTTGATATTCATTTGATGCTTGGCCTTGTATTTTTTATCACATTAAACCAAAAACAAGGCTCACGTACTAAAATGCCTTGAAAAGTTATCCACATATCAACTGGATAGATCCCAATAATAAGATCCCTATATAGATCATACATTAGATCAAAAGAGATCCCCGATCCTCGCAACCCGCGCCACGCCTGCTCTGAAAGACCATTGGCGTATGCTGTCAGCGGAAAAATATATGCTGCGAGCGGCGTGCGATATGCTGTGGACTGTTTTGTGTATGCTGCTAACGGTAAATGAAGTATGCTACCAGCGGTTTAAGCAATGAGGTGTCCACATGTCCACAGGCAAAAAAAAGAAGAAAGAAAACATACCGTTAATCGATGATGATGACGCGATCGACGAAAGTGTTCCGGCGTTATTCACAGGCGACCTCACCCCTAACAGCAACAATACCGTACAACCCATTGCGTTGATGAGACTTGGATTGTTCGTTCCCACGCTCAAAGGCACGAAGAATAGTAAACGAAATAACTCCAACCAGATAGACGCCTCAAAAGAACTGGTGCAACTGGAGGTTGCGAGATCTGAGGGTTATTCCGATATCAAAATAACCGGTCCACGTCTCGATATGGATCACGACTTCAAGACGTGGGTTGGTGTCGTCCGATCACTTGCCGAGTATGGGGAGGCCAGTGGGCGCGTTGAGCTAAGCATCACGAAGTTTGCCAAGTTCTGTGGGTATCCATCTTCCCAGATACGCAAGACGCTGCGAGACAGGATTACGAACAGCCTGCTGAAGATAATGCGCACAACGCTTTCGTTCCAGCGCACATACGAAGAGAAGAACGTGGACGGCTCGAACAAGATATCTCTGCTCATGGTTCATCTGGTGAATAGCGTGGATTACAATGAGAAAAATGACACCATCATATTTCACGCCGAACCAAAGCTGTCAGAGCTATACCGGTTTGACCACAAAGTTCTTCTCCAACTGAAGGTCATCAACAAACTTCCACGTAAAGAAACCGCCCAGGCGCTATACACCTTCATTGAAAGTCTTCCGGCGCGGCCGGCGCCAATATCTCTGGCTCGTTTGCGTGCGAGGTTGAATCTGAATAGCTCAAGCATCAGCTCCCAAAATCAGACCATTCGAAACGGTCTGAAGTCTCTTAAAGAGCTTGGCTACCTCGATTACTCAGAGGTGAAGCGTGGTCGCTCTGTATTTATTCAGATTCATGGACGCAACCCGAAACTTAAAGTCATTGGTGAAGAGAAACCGTCGAAGCCTGAGAAGCCTGCAGAGCAAGTGGAAGGGCCACAAGAGAGCGGCGAGCTGGACGTCGTAAAACAAAACATGATCAAGAAGATAGCTGAACTTTCTGCAGATTTGACGCCTGAGAATATAAAGCTAATTGAGATACTTAGTAACGGTCTGAAGTTGCTTTGATATGCTCTGAGCGGTGCAATATATGCTGTGAACGGCAAATGGTATGCTGCCAGCGGTGATTTGACTATTAGATATGCTGTCAGCGGTGATTAGGAAGGTCTGGAATCGTTTATTCACACCAAATTTAAGCCCTCGAATAGAGGGCTTTTTTATTTCGTATGCTGTCAGCGGTTGTGGATATGCTGTCAGCGGCTCAATGTATGTTACCAGCGGTAATTGATATGCTGTTAGCGGTACACTATGCCGTCAGCGGTGACTTCGATCAGGATTCATTTTTAGAGGGTTCCATTTAGCCCCCTAGTGGTTACTAACCTGTGAGATGTTGATATCAAAGGGTTAGTAACCACTAACAATTTATCTAATGTCAGGTGATTGAAGACAGAAGGTTGTAGAGGCGATGTGATTTAGCCTTTGCTTTTGTCTCGCCGATTTCAATCATCTGCCACGAACGATAGCGGTACACAATCTGGCAGTCGTCACGCTCCAGTCTTGTTGAGAAGTCTTCCGGGCGAGTAAATCCTTTTGCACGCCAGTATGGTCTTATTTTTTCAATTTCCATGCTGTTAGCGATGTTGTTCATTACGCAACCTTTTCACATTCATCAAACACATATCCGAAGTCATCATAAATAACACCAAAGGTGTCTTTACGCATAAAGTAAGCGGCGCCAGCTTGGTATGCGGCTAAACCACCTTTTTGCTCTGAAAGTATTGGTGAACTGATGATTCGCTCACCGATGACAGCATAGAACTGTCGCGTATCCGCTGTCAGAATCGCCTCCGCCAACTGATGCGGATCTCCGATCATTTTTCCGCTGCTTATACGCATAATGTTCATCTGGCACTTCATGACGGTCTCACTCTCTCCAAACGCCACGGATGAGAAGAGGATCATAGAGGCTGCAATAATCTTTTTCATGATGCGAAGCACTTCCCTAAAGCGATGGCCAGAAAAACGCCCACGAGTACGTCTATGATCCGACCATTCACGGGAGCCAGTGCTTTGCGAAAACTCCCAACAAAAACACTATCAAAGAGCAGAAAAATCGACGTGGTCAAATACAGGAGCGGCATATTACACCTCATTAAATAAATGTCTACTTATTATTTAGAGCGTGGAAATGCCCAGAATACGGGTCAAGTGCGCCGCGTCTTCTTCACTAATGAGACGTAAGTCCTCGATATACCAACACTCTCCGTTGTTCCAGCAAACACCGTCCTCGTCAACGAAAACGGTTTCCTCGTCACCGTAAAGAGACGGAAGAAATTTAATGGCCAAGGATTGAAGCTGATCTTCGTCCGTCCCTTCAGGAAATTCCAGAATGGAATAGGGGGAGTACGAAGAGTTCAGTGAAGCGTGGACGTGTAATAAGGCTTTCATGTGTTTTCCTTTGTTGTAATAAACAAGTTGTTATCTTATGTTCTTAATTGAGGTGAATCAAAAATGTTACGCGGTCACAGAATTATCTTTCTACTTACCTATTACTCTGCAATGTCACTGTTTTTTACCTCTGTGAATGTGCCGTGAAGAGAATTAGTTGATGGATAATGCTTTTAGCCGCTTTATAGGAAGCGAAGGGGGTTGCGAACATCAGCACGAAGCCAATCAGGACAGTGATGTCGCTTTTTTGAGAGATGAGATAGGGGATAACTAACCCTACCATCGTCATCGCAAACCCGATCGTGACGCAGATTTTCAAATACAGTTTTGTGGTCATGTGTTTTCTCTTGTTGAAAAGCTTACACATAATAGATAAGCGCTTACTTATCATCAAGCAAAACATGTTGAACCCTGTTTTTATCCTGCATACCATGATCGTTTTAACGGCCGGGAAGACGAATGACAGACAGAGAGTTGGCGGGGTTAAAAGCCATTGAGCTATGGGAGAATGGGGCCTTTGATGCTGACATGATCCTTATGGTGTTAGGAAAACGAATGGGCATGAGTTCTTCAGCTGAACTCGTTCATTGGCTTTCATCACAAGGCACGATCCGAGGCTCCAAGTCCAAAGAAAAAATTAATGAAAACAGGCATAAAGCTGCCGAGTTATGGATTTCAGGTCTGTATAGCGCCCCCGAATTACTTGAAATGTTTAAAGGCCGTCTGGGTATACAGCGCAAGGAATCTCTTCTTTTCTGGTTCCGGCAAAATGGATACGTAAGAAACTCGGAGTCGACCGACGCTCCGAAGAATCCGCGAGCAATTTTGAGAGAAAGAGCCGTGGAATTAAGGAAAGCCGGCCAGCACACAACCCGACAAATCTTTGATGAACTCTCTCCCGAGTTAGGTATGAAAAACGTCGGCGCACTTAGACGCTGGTTTAAGAAAAATGGCATCGTACCTGAGCATCCGAGAAAACCTCGTGAGAAGCCCCCTAAACCGAAACCGGTAAATCCTCGTGTTCAACTTAGAGCTGTATGTACTGATATGTGGGCATCTGGCGAATATACAGGCAAGGACATTCGGTCTCAAATGGGCGAAAAATTTCCATTTGCCAGCCTTGGCGCAATGTATGGTCATTTCTCTAAAGTTGGTGTTAGAAAGGGAAGTAAAGAGAGCGACTGAGGTCGCTCTCTGGTGATTTACGCGTCAGCTGGCTCTAATTCGTCCTTTGACTTCATCTTCGCCTGAATCGACTTAATAGCCTTCACGATTTCGCTCAAATCCTTCTCGCGGTACATATCGACGATCTGGGACTTTGTATACTTCTTGTCGCCAATCTCGATGCGCCCGGTGGACGTCTTCGGAATGTATCCCTTATCAAGCATGTACTCTACAAGCGATTCTACGACGTCCAGACCACGCGAAGGGTCGAAGTAGAAGTTCCATTCACATTTCTGGAACGGTGGCGCCACCTTGTTTTTGACGCACTCTGCTTTAACCAGCTGACCAACACGATCGCCGCCTTCTTTCAACTGACCGCCACCCAGCTTGATGCGGACGGAAGCGTAGAATTTCGGGGAGTCGCCGCCTGGTGAAGTGGTAGGGTCTCCGAACATGACGCCCATTTTTGTACGAACCTGGTTCAGGAAAATGAGGCAGGCATTGTACTTCTGCGCCCACTTAGCCAGCGTTGGGAGATTTGCCGAAGTCGCGCGAGCCAGTGCCGTGTTGTCGTTCATATTCAGCTCGTCTTTCTCTTTGGCCGTGCCATCCGCCATCTTCTCGAACTTCTCGAACTTCTGGCGCGGAACCATTGAGGCCAGCGAGTCATAGACAATGACGATGGGCGCTTCAGCTGGGATCAGACTCTCCTTGCGAACCAGAGACAAGATTTGCCCGGTCAAGTCGATGGCATCCTCAAAGGTGTCAGGCTGCTTATAGACCCAATTACCTTCATCTTCATCAGATTGAAGTCCCATAACTTCAGCCAGACCAACGTCAAAACTGTTTTCATGATCGAGGAATACGGCGATACCTCCGACCTTCTGCGCTGCAATCATCGCGCGGGTTGCGAGGAAAGTTTTGCCTGCAGACGGAGGTCCAAAAATCTCCACAATACGCCCACAAGGAAGACCGCCTTCCAGATCACCAGAAACGGCTTCGTTTAACGGGGGAAAACCGGTGTCCAGCCATTGCTCGACTTTCTGGATCTCATCATTTCCGCCGATACGTTTTTTCATGGCTACTGCTAATGGTGACTTTTTCATGTGTTTTCCTTTGGTTTTATTTAGTTAAGCCGATTTCTTTTTCGGCTTGTTCACGGTTAAATGTGATGGTGTCGCAGTTCATCATTTTTGCGGATCGCTCAATGATGGTGAGAATATGGCCTTTCACGATATCTACTTCACGCGCTGTCAGAGCGATTTTGTGACCGACGATGCACGCGTTAAAATCAGACACGACATACTCGCCATAGGTGAAGACTAACTCCTTCGCCAGCGCGGTCGGCGTAGTGGATTTTCCAGTAATAATTGACGCAATCATTCAGCCACCAACCCGCAGCGCTTAACGAACGGCACGACAAAAACATCCAGATCGCTGAGGATTGACTGGAAATTTAACTGCATACAGATTTGCTTAAATGCTTCCAGACTTTGCTCACCGCGAATAATCTCCAGCTTCTCCGGGGCGAATTTGGTGTCGATGAGATCCATCAACTTAATATTCCGCATAAACGCTTCAAGCATCCGACAGCCGGTTTTCTCATTGAAAGCGTTCTTTGCCAGGTTATTCACTGCCGTTTTGTTGCGACCTTTGTCCATGACAATAGATCCATCGCAAATCCCCTTAACCAGCGTAACAATGGAGCCATACTCGTTAATCAGATCCATCGCGCCTTTGTCACCAATGCCACCGACTTGCTGAATGTTGTCCGACTTGTCACCCTGCAGCGCTTTACCTTCCAGATAGCCGCGTGGCGTTGGGTAGCCAGTCAACTCAGGGAACGCCTCGATATTGATGCGCTTATGCTTAGTATCCTCGCGCAAACTGACCCATGTTACCTTTTCGTCAACCAGCTGAATCCAGTCGGAGTCCGCGGTTAACAGGTAGATGTGCTCGACGTCTTTCGACGCAACATAACGCTTCTTCAGAATTCCGGCCAAATCGTCAGCTTCACCGTCGATTGCAGTAATCTGATCAACACCCAGCGAGGTGATTGCTTTTTTGATGAAGGGCTTTTGGACTGCAAAACCTTCTTTCATCTGTTTCATTTCTGCGTTGTCGTCACGATTGGCTTTGTAGTCCGGGTAAAACTCGCGACGCTTATCGCTGAAACCATCCCACAGAACTATTGGTCGAGCCTTCAGAAGCGAAGCATAGCGGCGCATGTTGGTGATAAAACCAAACACTGCGTGGGTCTCCATATCGCCGCTATGGAGTTTTTTTGGTTGCTGCTGGTGGTAGTAACCGAGGCTATTTCCGTCGATTATTAAAATGTTCACGGCATTGTTCTCCACGAATAAATAAGGCGTCCGAAGACGCCTTTAAAATCAACGGCTGGCTTACATTGAAAGCGCGTTAAGTTGCGCGTAAATGTCATCCAGATCTTCGTTTTCCGGCTCAGCTGCTGGCTCGCTTGCTGGCGCTTCTTTTACTTCTTTTACCTCTTTCTCTTCTGGCTCGAATACGGCTTCTTTCGCGTATTCAACTTCTTTATCCAGCAAAGAGGCTTCGGCAGTTGAGTCATCAACTCCGGTAATGGTCATGCCCGGAAGAGATGCAGCTGCTTTGCCGGTTGGGGTTGGCAGAGCGCCGGCGCTTGAACCCATAGACGCTGGCAGTGCGATGCCGGTCGCGCGAGCAATCATTTTGGAGGTCGCCATCAGTTTTGTCGGATCGGTCTGGTTTACAAACTGTTCCAGAGACGGTTGGTTATCCCAGAACTTAGCCGGAACGGCTGTTTTGTTTTTACGCATCGGTTTGACTTTGTAATCAGTGTCCAGACCAGAGCCGGTGCGAGTAATTTGATACGCGTAACCTTTTTCGCGGCTCAGCGGCTCGCCGATCTCATCGTTCATATCCTGCATAATGGCGTCCATCAGGTCGTCAAACACGGACATAGGCATATCGATGAGAGAAGTCTTGTCGGTGTCGCTGAAGTCTTCTTTCTGAGACCACATGCCGACAACAGCCATGCGCGGAGAGGCACGCATATCGTCAATGACTTTTTCCATGGCTTTGTTGCCTTTGTACTTCGCTTTAGCTTCCATAACCATTTCGCACATTTCGCACGGCTTATCATGGGTATGCTGAAAGCACAGATGAGCGCTGTATACGTCCTTCCCATCTTCGCCTTTAGATTTGGCATAGTGAATGCCGTACTTGTGGGAGAATGGAATATTGTCAGGGTCGTCTTTGTTCAGGATGATGCGAACGTAGTTTTCGCCTGGTTGCATCTTTTGCAGATCGTTCCCGCGATTGCCGCGTGCGTTTTTCGCAACTTCTTGGCTTTTCTTCAGAAGGTTCATTAAAGCGGACATGTGTTTTCCTTTATTGTTAATGGCTTTTATTGCACTTGGTTATGATAGATAAGCGATCACTTATTATCAAGATACATTTTTAGGGGCGTTGAATCGTTCAACACCTGTTCTTTCGTATTCGGAAATTGCCTTTTTAGACGCCTGAACGATCATGTCTCGACGGTGTCCGAGTGCGTTTACAACCTGCTTGTAAAACTCAGCGAGATACTTCGCGTCATCGTACTTTTGGCGAGCCGAAAGATACGCCGGAGACGACTTTATTTTGGCTTCAATCGTCGATTCGCTGATCTTCACACCGTCGAAACTCAGACCGGCACGCGTCGTCGAATAGAGACGTGCTTCGATGGATTCTAAATCTCGCTTTGCAGCATTCGCGGCGCTTTCAGCCTCAACCTGTTTAAAACCATAAATGGCGACAAGCTCCGGCTGACGACGCCAGACAGCGTCCAAATCATGCGTATCAAGCCTGATGTCATCCATCACTTCTTTGATGATCGCCTTATCCATTACCAGCTCCAGAAAGCGCTAACAAACAGTCCAATCGGCCAGAAGATGCAGCCGATTATCTTCAGCTCAACATCACCGCAACTCGCCGCTTCAGACCAGATTTTCGCGAAACCGATGCCAGCGATTAAGTAGGCTAAAACGAACATTGGAATGGTTAAATCCATAGTAAATCCTTACTTATCTTTGAGCTTAAATATTAACACGAACAATTAGGCTACGTACATTTCTGCCAGCGTTCTTTTTCCGACTCCCCGCCCGGTAATGGCTATACGCTGAGCACGCTGGAGACGGTAGTCTTTGACGCTGGCCGCTTTACCTACCTCGACAAATTCCTCCGCAACCTTTGATATCAGTCGGTCTCGATAAGCCTCAAACTCAGCAAGGTGTTTTTTGACATTGCTTGATTTAGCTATCACAGCGACATAATCTCGAACCATCGGGTCGCGCACGCGCTTCAGAATTATCTTTGCTGCGCTACGTGCTGCGCTATTCGCTCGGCGCCCATCAAGCTCCGCCTGCCGCATAGCGAGACGAATGGTGACGGGACAGTCTGCGAACTCCCAGAATGCTGACTTATTTAGAGCGATAATTGCCTTATCGATATACTCCTGTGACACTGTAACCTCGCTCATGACAATGCTTCCTTAATGTCTTCCATAATAAGTTCCAATTTCTCACCTTCTTCCGGTCTGAAGTGAAGTATGCCCGGATTGAATCCGTAAAACACGGTCAAGTCCATTGCGCCAAAGTATTCCTTACGTCCGACCAAATCCGTTGCCTTGGTTTTGTCGTTGAAGAGACTGGCCGATAGGCGACCACACGTCAGGACGTAGGTTGGTTTAACCAGCTCAAGCTCTTTCTTCATAAACTCGATGTAGGTGTTCTCTGCGTCGCGGGACAGTGGCAACTTCTTATCTTGCTTAATGACGCCGGTAACGTACACCTCGCTCATGCGCAGATCGCCATTAACGAGCATTTTCGCCTTAAAATCTTCGTAGCCGTTCTCCATGAAGATCCCCGTCCTGATATCGTTGCCGTTTGCTGTGTCGAGGATAATCATTATTTTTGGCGATACGCCGATATGCGGAGTAACCAGATCTTCGCCCACCCCGACCTCTTTACGCAGCTCTTCCATCAACATCGACACTTCTGCCTGGCGTTTCGGATTCATCTCGAACGGGCGACTCACTTTTACCGCATCGATAATGAGGCTTCCCATCAGCTCTGATTGAGCCTTGCGGCGGGATTCTGCCATCGCCGGTTCGCTGCCAGGCTCAATACTGGCAAATGCACCAACGGCTTCCAGAGCCTCCTGAACTCGGATATTGCAAAGTCTGGCCTCTATCGCTTCCTTGAATTGTGCTCGCGACTCAAACTTACCACCTACACGCTCGCGAGCACGCATAATGGCTAAGCTGCCTTTTTCAGAACAACCTTTGACAGCTGAGAAGGGGGCATATAGCGCCGCCCGGCCATCCTTCAGTTCGACTATTTCGATGCGGTCAGTTGAGAGATTGATGTCTGGCGGCATCACAATAACGCCGCGTGCCAGTGCATCCTTTACAACAGCTCGGTGTTTTTCATCATCCTGAATTGTCAGTGCGGCGGCGAAGAATGCAGCCGGATGGTGAGTCTTCAGATACATTGCCTGGTAGCTGATTGCGGTATAGGCCACGGCGTGTGATTTGTTAAAGCCATACGACCCGAATTTCTCGAAAGCATCCCAGACCTCTTTTGCTTTTGATTCGCTGAGTCCGGGCTTCTCTGAGATGATTTTAGTAATCTTCATGTGTTTTCCTTTGTCATTAAACAAGTTGTTTTCAGAAACTAAAAAACAACTTGTTTTCACATTTTACTTATTACTTAGAGGTGTCAAATTCAATAATGTCGGCATCTTCTTTCATGGCTTGCTCGACAGTGCGCTTCTTACCATCAGAGCACGGATGAAGCGCGGCGCGATGAACAGTGACAATCTGGCCGTCGTCAGTCTGGACTTCCAACCAACCAAGCTGCGCACGATCTGAAAAGTCGGCACCAATCTTTTTCATCTTCTCGATGTCTTTTTTACCAATCGCCTTCCTTACCATATCTGCTTCCGACAGAGAGAAGCCGGCGAGGATCTGCGACGCTTTCATGATTTGTTCCTGATAGACCAAAACCCCGTTGGTTTCTTTGGTCAATTCGTCAAGGCTTGGGTGAAGTGAGTGAGCGTCCTCATAACCACGCGCAACGCTGACGTAGGTATCCATCATGCCGGACTGCATTGGGCCTGGGCGATATAGCGCGGTAGTGGCGACGGCCATTTCAAACGACATTGGTTTGATGCCGCTTCCAAGGTTTTTAAGCAGGTTTCTCATGCCGCCAGACTCGAACTGGAACACGCCAGTTGTTTCACCCAACGCCATACCCTCAAGGACGCGTTTATCATCGAGAGGGATTGCGTCGAGGTTAACGTCGATCCCCTCGTTCTCTTTGATGTAGCGTTTAGCGAGAGCCAGTAGATCGAGCGTAGCCAGCCCTAACACGTCCAGCTTGATAAGCCCCATAGATTCACAGAAACGCTTGTCAAACGCGATACAGCGCACCCCGTTGCGTAATTCAACTGGTGTTCGCTCAGTCAGTGGTACGCCAGAAACGATGACACCCGCGGCGTGCTTACCATAGCTGCGCATCAGTGACTGGAGTTTGCACGCGGCGTCGAATGCGTCCGGGTTTGCTTTCGCGTATTTGTCGAGGGCGCCCAGCTGCTCACGAGTCTCTTCAAGAGATAATCCCTCATCATCGAATTGCTTCAACTGCTTAGATACCGCCATATCTTCGGTAGACACGCCGTAGATACGTGCCGTGTCACGTAGTGCCGACGCCATACCCAGATAAGAGAAGTTTGGAATGCCAGCCACATATTTTTCGCCGTAATGCTCTTCAAGATATTCGAGAACGCGGGGGCGGAGCGCCTGGCTAAAGTCCAGATCCGCGTCAGGCAAATCCAGACGTTCAGGGTTGATGAAGCGCTCAAACAGGAGACCGTGGCGTAGCGGGTCGATGTTGGTGATCCCAATCGCCCACGCAACAAGTGAACCGGCGGACGATCCGCGACCCGGCCCGACCGGGATATCCTGTTTACGCGCCCATGACAGTAGATTTTCAACCATCAGGAAGTAGCCGCAAAATCCCAGCTTTTTCAGAACACTCAACTCATAACGTAAACGGTTGATGTAAACCTGATACTGCTCTGCTGGTGGCTTCCAACCAAATTCAAGCGTTGTTAAACGACGCTTCAATCCTTCTGCCGCCATTCGCGTCAACGAATCACCCTCATCTTCCGCCATAACTGGCAGACTGACCGGCATCTCATGCCAGCGCCAGCTGCACGCCGCAATGATTTCGTCCTGAGTCTCGTTAACCATCGCGGAACTAATACCCTCGATACCCATGCGTTTCGAGAATTCCATCAAGCGAACCAGCAAATGCTTGCGGTTCTGGATTGAGTTGTCGCGCTGGTGTGGGATGTGAAAACGATATGGCTGATCCGTTTTGATGTTATTGATAACCATATGCGCAATGTCGCGCAGGTCTGCGTCCTCTTCTTTCTCGTAATAAGCTGGATAGAACGCAACAGGGGCGATTTTAAGCGCATTAGCCACCTTCATCGCCTTCATGTTCAACTGATCGTAGAGAGGCGTAGCAATCGGATACACAACGCTGTAGAAGTTGCCACGCCCACCAACCTCCAGCAATTTAGTCAGGATTTTAACGAAGTCCTGCCGATGAAATATGCTATCGCGATCAGACGTCAGTAGAAGGATGTTGCCCTTTGAATACGTTTCGGCCAGCTGCTCCAACGAGATGCGCGGGAAAAAGTAAAACTGTTCGCGGCGGTTGCCCAACGTCATCAGCTCACACAGATCTTTATACCCTTCATCGTTCTTTATCAACGCTGTGAAGCTGTACAGACGACCAGGCTTGCATACCGGAATCTCTGTACCTTCCTCTTTGGCTTTTCTGACCATGCCTTCATAAAGCGGATTGTCACTAATGACCAGACGGACGCCGCAAATAACAGCCAGGTCATCACCAGCCGACTGCTGCAGCGGGATGATTGAAGCCAGACTCATTGTGTCTGCGCTGATAATGGCTGAATAACCTAACTCTTTCGCAGCCTTCGCTACGCGGCTTGCTTTCAGCGCCGATTCACCAAGAGAAAAATCGGTGCGTACCATTAATGCCTTCATGTGCTTTCCTTCGTGGTTCTTTTTTTATTTTTAACGCTGTCAATCGGGAATCCGACAAACTTCCCAAACATAGCCTCAATGTTTTTACGGGCTTCATCATGACAGCGAGATCTGTCACCACATCGGGCGCAGATCTCGCTTTTTTCCGAGGCTGTCAATGCTGAGCCAAAGCAACCTTTATTCATCACCAAAGATGCGCTGCGCTATCTCGGTTGCGGATACCGCGCTGGTGGACGGTAATTTATTGATGAAAGACTTCGTCACGCCTTTCTTGAAGTTTTTGTGCGCCATTCCAATCACTGCTGCATTGCGCAGTTCACGTGGCCCGATGGGTTGGCTAATATTTCCTGCCTCATACCCGCTACGGATTCGGGTTGCGAAATCGATAAGCATGGTCGCGTACACTTTCGGTAAACCCATTTTCTCCAGCATCGCGGACTCATGAGACCTGTCCATGTACTTGACGTGTGAGACGATGCCGAAACGAGAGAAGTTAGCTGCGTTCTGGATATTCGTGCCCTGATACAATCCAGTTTCATCACCGGAACCATTGGTGTTGCCAGTTCCGATGAAAGCGAATCGTTTATGCGGTTCGACGTAGCGCCACTCCGGGGTCGCTTCTTTGATGATCAGTGGTTCGCCTTCCAACACTGGCTGGTAAACGCCAAGGATTTGCGGGAACGCGAAATCATATTCATCTGCCAGATAAACCCACCCGTTACGCATTGCACTTGCCAGAAGACCTGGCTCGAAATAAGTCGCACCACTGCGCACAAGAATTTGCCCGCAGATATGCGACTCTTCAGTGGACGCGGTGTGCTGCGCACGGATGATAGGGCGGTTTAGTCGAGCGCAAAGCTGAGTTGGTAGCGTGCTCTTGCCGGTTCCTGCGTGACCCCATAGATACCCAGGGATACGCATCTCGATCATCATAAGCACGTCTTTAAGCAACTCGATGTCGCCGAACACATAGTCAGGATTCGCTTTTGGCACGAATTCCGGGAATGGTTTGTTGATGTTTACGGTGATGCGCAAAGGTTCGCCAGATGCCGTCTTCAATAAGTCAGCATCGAGACCGAGTATTTCATGCACTGCAACCTTTTCGACCATGTAGTCTTCGAAACCGGCATATCCGACGTGAGTCACAGATGGCTCTTCTTTCTTTTTGACCTGGTGCTCTTTCAGACGTTTGGCGGCAGCTGCAGACATAGTCGGGGCTTCAGGAAATGCAGCAACATAGATTTTCATCAATTCATTAGGCGTCTTGTTTTCGTGCTCTTTCGGGATGCTAGAGCATTTTTTTCCAATGAAATGAGAACCGACATGATGGGTCTCGCCGCCACACCATTTGCACAAAATAGGCTTTTCTTCGATCTCGCGAGATTTTTCTTGTTCAGCGACTGTTTTGTTCTGCAATTCGACCGACATGTGTTTTCCTTTTGAAGTAGTTCTGATGTGTCAATGATACTTATATATAACAGACAAGGAAATAAGTATTTACTTATCATCCTTGCCCAAAAAAACGGCTACGAAAGTAGGCGTTGCATTTGCTTGATGAGCGTTTCGGCTAAATCACCAACATTGTTCAGACAGATGTTGTCGCGGTAGAAGTGACGCGGAGCGTCTGTCAAAATCCCGATCCCTAGAAGATGGATATCGGTATCCTGCTCAATCTGTTTTGTGACCATTTTCAGGTGGCCAGTCAAACCACGCCCCTGAGCCGCTGGGCTTCCGTCACTAAGCACAATCATGATTTTGCGATCTTCCTGGCGGCCAGAGAAATGTTGAAGCAAGGCCAGTATGCTTTCTCCATCGATATTTTCAGCCAGTATCATCGTACCTGCGAGAGCACCTAGGTTGCATATCGTTTGTTTGCTGGATATCGGCGTCTCCCACCCCTTGATAATTGGCAGAAAAAGCGCTTCAGAGCGGTTAAACTCGGACTTCCCAGGCATCGCCAGAGAAGATGTTGTGAAGCCGGTTATCATAGTTTTCACGTTGATACGCGCCAATGCATCCGCCAGTGTGTAGGCTGCTGCACAAGCTGTCTTGATTTTTTGCCCTCTCATGGAGCCAGACATATCAATAACAATCTGCACGCATGAGTTGACCGCGCGTTTGACCTCCAGCTTGCGAAAAACTCGGTCATCATCGACGGACAGGCGATACAGACTTGGGCCATGCAGTCGGCCGCGACGCTGACCTGGAACAAACTGATTGCGGTTCTGGCTGGCTATCGTTCGCTCAAGGTCTTTAGCGAGTGTCGCGACGATGTCATCGCCAATTAGAGGCTTAATATTCTTATTGAAGACGGCCTCATGTTTTGGGATCACCATGTAGTTATCAGCGTCACCGTACATGTGGAACCCTTTCGGCGAAGTGGCCAGAACGTTTCTGAAGAACTCCGATGCGTGCTCAAGCCTCCCCATAAAGTCGTAAGTGCGCTCATACGGACGATAGCCGGTCGACAATTCGGATTCGCTGGAAATAATCATCTTCATTGCCCCTTCCATAGACATATCCATGGCGCCTTTTGGAAGTTTGGTTGACTCCAGCTTTTCCAGATCACCTTTCGTTGGTTTTGGTATATCCCTCGCTCCGCTTTCCGGGTCGCCAGGTTCGTCTCCGATACCATCAGCCTTTTTGTCTTCTTCTGACTGTGAAGAGCCGCCATCTCCGTCGTCGGCCGATTCGGTTTCCCCCTCTTCGTTATCAACTGATCCTGGGGAATCCTTTTCCTCACTATCTTCAGGCTCATCATCGCCATGCCAGGGTAGATCGCCATCACCGCAATCGTCATTAGACGATTCGCTTGAAGACTTTCCTTTACCTTCCCCATTTTCCTTTGATTCACCTGGGTCTTCACTTTCCATTGGCTTGTCGACCAGTAGTCGGACAATTAGCGAGGCCACTGCCACACTATCGCTCGTGCTGCATATTTTGGGGATCATCTTATCGACGCCATGTTTAATCAGGATTGATACAGGCTCTTTAACGCGCTCCCAGCGGTCTTCCATGTAGTCGATGAACGGCGTTTGATCATTCCAAGCACGCAGCACGGGAACCAGATAGAACTCCATAAACATACGGGTCTGATCGCCCAGCTTTTCAGCAATGGCCTCCATTTCTTTAGGAATGAAAACCGTATCGATGACATGCTTTTGTGTGTTGATGAGGTTTGCTCTGGAGCCTTTGAACATCTCCCCCATTTTTCGCTCAATGAAGGTGTCTTCTACGGCGTTCCAGACGAAGCTGGTGGCTTTCGTACTGTCTGTGAAAAGGACGTGAGCGACTTCGTGATCGATGAATCCGCGTACCGCCATCAGGAACTTGTCGCTGGCGTCGTCGGGTATTGATGGTATGCAGATGCAGAGAGGTTCGCCGGCTTTGTTGTATTCAACATATGCCTTATCTCCACGTTCTATGACGGGGATGTTGCGTGCTACCAGCATTGAAACGACGTTTTTAATCGCCTCGCGAAACTTAGTGATATCTTTAACTGAAGTCTTTTTCATGACATACCCATAAATAAATGCTTATTATTTATGGGTATGATAATCACAATCAATGAAAGTATAAAGCCAAAAAGGAAGGGTAAATCTTAGTTGGTGTGAATGCAAATGAGAGTGTAGTTCGAAATTCCCTGTACTAAAGCGAAATCTTTATCTAGATGATTAATATGGAAAAAAAGATCATCGGAGCCTGCTATGTGTCCATCTTTCGCGCCCAGTTCGCAAATGATGTCGGCTCCGATTTGGTCACTCAAAGATATTGCTGATAGTTTTGTCGCCGTCGACATCCAGTTCAAAATTGCATTCATGTTAATACCATTAAATAGTTTATTGCTTATTAGTATGTCTTAAATGATTCATGTCAAAGTTACTATTATTTTTTTAAGATTACAACAAATTTGCATCAAAAAAGCAGACTTAGCCTATTGATTTTTATTCTATTTTGTGGTTATTTAGCGCCGTAGCCCAAAGTTGGCGGTGTGGGTTTACATTTTTGGTTTAGTGGTTTAGTCTTGAACAATACGTAAATATGTGATTACTTACTAAAATGATTTAATAGTATATGGTTACTTACTTACTAAAATAATTCAATACAAGGCAGACTATAACATGTACGAACCCAAAGGGCGTTACCGTCCGTTTATGACCGCAGCGATGCTCACCTGTGGCAAAACACAAGCTCAGATTGCAAAAGAAGTTGGATTTGAGAACGCTAACAACATTTCTCTCATCAAATCTGGCCGTGCTCATCTTTCGTTAGACAAGGTCATCCCATTCGCGAGAGCTGTTGGTGCGCCGCCAGACGATTTTATGATGATGTACTTATCCGAGAGATTCCCCGAAATCTATGAATTTGTTAAAAAAATAAAGAATGAAAATGATGCTCTGAAGAGTAAGTTAGGTATTACTGATTGATCTTACATGTTTCAATTAAGAATTCAGAGTATGCTGACATTGCCTCGGACATTCGGTCAAGATAGTCGTGTCTGTCATAGACGCGATCTATTCCCTCAAGACTGTGGTTCATGATTTTACGAGCCACGTCTTGCTCTACACCAAGTCGAGAGAGTGTGCTTCTGGCCGTTCTTCGTAAATCTCTGATTTCGAAGGGGGCCGGGATGTTATCGGAAAGATAATCTCTACTCATAATTCTTCTTGATGCCTGAGCTATCAGAACCTTGGATGCAGGCTTCGTCTCATTCTTTGGGGAGGGAACTAGCCACTCGCTATTCCCGGCTGCGGCCATCATTTTATTAATGCACAGCTTCATTATGGGGCTAATGGGTAGTGAATGTTCACGACCAGACTTATTCCTACTACCCTGATTCCATACATCATTATTGAGATCGAATTCAGCTCGTTTAGCCCGGAGCACTTCATCCGGCCGTCTGGCTGAGCAGAGCACGAAACGCGCGGCCCAACGCGTGCTCTCTGAAACATCGGCAAAGTCCCACATGTGCCAAAATTTTTCCAGCTCATCATCCGACAACACACGCTCCCGAGGTCTTGGCTTCAGTCCGCCAGCAACTTTGTTAAGAGACATCGCTCCAAGTGGGGAAGTCTCGATCACGCCCTGGAACTCACACCACCCAAGGAACTGTTTTAAAACAGAAAAAACGCGCCGGCTTTGTACTAACTTGCCATCCAACACCAAGGCATTAATTAGTCTGTTAACTGTGAGGCGGTTGATGTCCGAAACTTTTTTGTCGCCGATAACCGGCATGGCGTGAATGAGAATGCAGTGAACACCCAGCTCAGGACGCCGCCGAGTCACAAGGAGTGATAAACGCGTGAAAAACATAAAGGCTTCACTGAATTTCGAATCGGCATCCATGGCCATCATTTGTGAGCCGGTCATGGTTTGGCAGCGCTGGAGATATTGAACTGTTTCAGCAGAACAATTTTCCAAAGCTTTATCGATCTCGAACGAATTTAACATCGCCGCCTCCATGTAACTGTATGTATATACAGTATTTAACGGTATTTTAGCTATAAGGTCAACCCAGAATAACCGTTTTTTTCCTGTGATTCCATACTCTATAGGTATGGAATCACAAAAGGGCGTTTTGATGAAATCTGATGGTCTTTATGGGACTCTGTCTTGCAGATTAACGGGAGTGAAAAGCCTCTGCGTAGGCTGAAAAGCGAGAAATTAGTTGAGTGTTTGCTGCACTCATTAGGTCATGCGCTGGAGTTACAAGAGCCAGAATGGAATAGCTCGAAAGGTTCCACATATGCTGGGCGTAAACCAGGTAAGTGTTACTTTTCTTTTGACGATCGGGTATGCCGTGGGGCCACGGCGCTTCGCTCGGCAGCTTGATATGAACGCGAGACAACTGTGCCTCTACTGCGTAAGAGGGGAAAGTGAAAATGGCATCGTTGCCGAAAATATTCGTTGTGACGTTTTTCGTCTTACAATAAATAAATTCGGCTTTGAGTTGGCTTTCTAAATCGGGGTACTTTTTGAAAGTTGGGTCTAAAAACTCGGATCTTGTATCCGGGTTAAATTCGACAATCAATGCCATTTAGCCGCAGCCCTTGTACCACGTTCCGCTAGTAATGTCAGTGCATCGTGGTTGATGTTTGACTCACGATACGGGCTGACGTTCAGTATCTGATTTAACAGGTTGTCCAGATTTTTTGCATTGTGTCGTGCTTCTGCGACCGCTCTGCAAAGTTTGTACTGCATCGAGTCTTTGGGGAATGAACGGATCACCGAAACATCTGGCAGTGCCTGGAATAAAAATTCAGCAATAGCCAAGGCTCCGATGATGTCTGCACGCATCCCCTCAGCAGCCATTTTTGCCGCTTCATAGTCGCGTTCTGCAAGTTCATCAATTCTCGCGTAAAGTTCACGACCTTCTGCAGTTACCTCATTCATCTTATTGATGTTTGACATAACTTCCTCGCTGAACGATACGCCGATGCCAGGGGCAACGATGTGCTGAGCGCATACAGTTTCTTTAGCGCACGATTCATGCGTTATCCCGGATAAGGCAAGCGCCAAAACCATTGCAATTTTTGTGATTGATTCTTTCATAATTTTTACCGCCCGCATTTTGCTGGCTATGTACAACGCTTGTCATTCTATACTGTAGCGCAGTGCAAGTAAAACCACAGTTTTTACCACTTATCAAAGCCGAACTCATCCTTTTCACGCAGAAGCGGCTCACCACGATACCGGTGCCCCTTCAACGAATCGCGCTTCGTCGGCGCTTCGTCATAATCTACGGCCGTCTCGAAAAAGTGGTTTGCCTCTGCTGGGTCAGCGAAACACCAGCGATAACGAAAGGGCGAAAATTCGTCAATATCCATACAGACCGACGTTGTAAAAGCAAGCCTTAGCACACCGATCCAACTACTGTCTTCGAGCTGGCGTACTCTCAAAAACCCTTGTTCCAGCAGGAACTCGCGAATTTGCTCTGGGGATAATCTATCAAACATCAGCATCAAGCCTTTTCTTCAATTCGTTGTAAATTTCATCACGTCTATCCACGGCAACAACGCTAACTTCCCCGTTCTCGTCGTCTCTGACCGTATAGGCCAGACGATAACCGTCATTCTTTAGCTTAATCTTGTAGCAATTGTGTTTAAGTGAGAGCCTATTTTTCGGCATTGTCAAGGCACCAAGAGACTCCATACGCTTTGCCAATACCTGTGCATTCGCATTTATCTGATCCCCTATTAGCAAATAAGTTGGACACTTGTTCGCAAATTACTTGATCACCTACAGCACAATTATTCAATATGGTTTCCCATTGCAGAGAGAAGCCCTGAGAACAAAATCAGGAGGCCGAAGCCTCCTGTGTGATATCAGACGCTTCCGCCGACACCTTTGAACTTATCGATAAAGGCGGACACCTTCTGAAAAACGGTTTTTTTCTTGGTTTTGTATTGCGGGTTTAGCGGACTGAGTTTTGGCAACGTTTCATTCAGTGCTGTGCCGTTCTCCGTGGCGTATTCGCGCTTGAGAGAGTTTCTGATATAGCGCCGGGCAGCCTCCTCATTCAGGTTCTCCTCTTTGATGAGAGCCTCGGCTTCGCGCTGCTGAGCCTGTTGTGCAAAGGTATAGAAAGCTTCAATGACGCCCTCTTTACCCGGTATGTTATCGAGACTGGTCTGCTCGATAAAATCAACCATCAGCCCCTCTTTCGCACGGTTCCCCAGACTGGCGCGGATTAAGCGTTTAACTTCCTCTTTCAGGGTCTCTTTATCCGTACTCTTTTGATGATGCTCGTAAATCAGCCCCAGAATGTAATCGAGGTTAATCTCCTGAGACTTCAGCAAATCCACCTCAAAGACCACATCATCCCAGTCAACGGTGTTTTTGTCTTTGGTGTTTGCATCACGCTCACGGCGCTGCCACTCACGGATATCGTTGTAGCTGGAGCGATAGTCCTGAATTTTACGCTCAGCGGGTAAGCGTACAGTCTGGAGCACAGCGAAAGCCTCATCATCCAGATAGTGCCCGGCTTTAAACGCCTCCACGGCTACCGGGTCACTGAGGTCAACAGTTTGCAGCGCTTTCAGCGTGGTAAACTCATCGTAGTTTTGCAGTATGTTCTCTACCCGAAGATATTCCCCGAACAGCTTAACGAAGGCTTTTTTCTCTTTTTCGGACTCAATGTCTGCGGGTTTCGGGAAACGCGTCTCCAGCTCGCTCACGATATCTGTGAAGCCACGTCGCGCCTCTCCGGTAAGCGTGTCCGTGAAGCCTTCCATGTACTCGTCATAACTTTTTTCCATCACCACGCTTCGGGTATTGCTCTTCCCGAACAGGGTAATGGCATCCACTGTGGCCTGTTCTAAATCACGGAAGGTGACAATATTCCCGAAGGTTTTGGTGGCGTTATAAATCCGGTTAGTGCGGGAGAATGCCTGCATCAGGCCGTGGTAGCGCAGGTTCTTGTCCACAAACAGGGTATTGAGTGTCGGGGCATCAAATCCGGTCAGAAACATCCCGACCACAATCAGCAGGTCTACTTCCTGCTTTTTGACGCGCTCAGAGAGGTCACGATAGTAGTTCTGGAAGTTGTTGCCATCAGTACTATGGTTAACCTTAAACATGGCATTGTAGTCACCGATAGCCGATTCCAGAAACTCCCGCGCACTGCTGTTCATCGCCGTGACATCAAACCCTTCATCATTGATATCACCGACCGCGTCCTGCTCTTCATTGGCGGCAAAGGAGAAGATGGTCGCCACCTTCAGAGGCTTGTAGTTCTTATCCTGTTCAACAGCCGACTGCTGTATGATCCTGAACGCTTCATAGTAGGCTTTGGCTGCATCCACACTGCTGACGGCAAACATGGCATTGAAGCCTGTAGCACCAGAGAATGCCCGGTGTGTTTTTTGACGGAAATTCTTCAGGATGTAATGCGTGACTTCGCTAATCCGCATCGGATGCAGCAAAGCGTGTTTATTCTCGGCGGCGCTGAGTTTCTTTTCGTCTGTTTCCGTTTCCAGCTCTTTGAACTGCGGGCGAACGTCGTTGTAATCGACTTTAAACTTGAGCACCTTTTCATCACGAATAGCATCGGTGATGATGTAAGAGTGTAGTTCTGCCCCGAATACGCTGGCGGTGTCTTCATCCCCTAAGGCATTTTTACCGACAAATATCGGCGTACCGGTAAAGCCAAACTGATAGAAACGTTTGAATTTCTTTTTCAGGTTCTTCTGGGCTTCACCGAACTGACTGCGGTGACACTCATCGAAGATAAAGACCACCTGTTGCTGATAGACCGGTAAATCTGCTTCACCTTTCATCAGGTTGTTCAGCTTCTGGATAGTGGTGACAATGATTTTGTTGTCATCTTTCTCCAGATTACGCTTCAGTCCAGCGGTGCTGTCAGAGCCGTTGACGCTGTCAGGCGAGAAACGCTGGTACTCCTTCATGGTCTGGTAATCAAGGTCTTTACGGTCAACCACAAAGAAGACTTTATCAATGAAATCCAGTTCAGTTGCCAGCCTTGCGGCTTTAAAGCTGGTTAAGGTTTTACCACTACCTGTGGTGTGCCAGATGAAACCGCCCCCCTCTCTGGAGCTCCATTTTTTTGCCTGATAAGCCCCGTTGATTTTCCACAAAATCCGCTCCGTCGCTGCTATCTGGTAGGGACGCATAATCAGCAGATTGTTGCTGACATCAAACACGGTGTAGTTGAACAGAACATTGAGTAAGGTGTGTTTCTGGAAGAAGGTGGCGGTAAAGTCTTTAAGGTCTTTAATCAGGGTGTTATCAGACCGTGCCCAGTTCATGGTGAAATCAAAGCTGTTTTTATCCCGCTTTGTGGTATTGGCAAAGTAACGGGTATCGGTTCCGTTTGAAATCACGAAGAGCTGCAAATATTTGAACAGGGAGTTCTCGGTATTAAAGCTCTCTTTGCTGTAGCGGTGTATCTGATTGAAGGCTTCCCGAATCGCTACGCCCCGCTTTTTCAGTTCGATTTGCACCAGAGGTAAGCCGTTAACCAGCACCGTGACATCATAGCGATTGGCATGACTACCAGTTTGTTCAAACTGCTGTATAACCTGTACCTTGTTACGGACAAGGCTTTTCTTGTCAATCAGGTAGATGTTTTCCAGTCGTCCGTCATCGAAGGTAAAGTCACATATGTAATCGGTGTGAATTTTACGGGTCTTATCGACTATCGTATCGCTAGGATTATCCAGATACTGTTCGGTAAAACGCCGCCATTCCCCTTCGTTAAACACCACCTGATTCAGTGTCTGAAGTTGCACCCTGACATTCGCCAGCATCGCCGACTGGGAGGTTAAATCAGGCACAAACTCATAGCCCTGATTACGTAAATCCTGAATCAGTTCACGCTCTAACTCCGCTTCACTCTGGTAGCGCTCACCGGCTTCCCATTCTGTGACGTATTTATCCAGCACGATGAAGTTATTGGATTCGGCGATGGTTCTGGTCTGCTGTGTCATGCTACTCCCTGCTGTCGTTATACTGCGAAGGATGAAACGGTGATGTCATTACGGCGTGAACATCGGCTAATAGCCATGCGAACGGCCCTGCCAGTCAGCCACTCTCGCTGGCAGGAGCGCTTATGTCAGTCTGTTACGGCTTCAGGCTTTGGAAAGCTGAACAGCAAGTCACGGTAGTATTCGTACTGTTGCTGGCGAAGCTCGATTTCACGCGGTAAGCCTTCAGTGATAGAGCTGGTCAGAGTATCGAAATTATCCAGGATGGTGACGATACGATTTTGCTCTTCCCGTGATGGCACGGGTATTAGTATTTTCGCCAAATTATCAGCATTAACACGTCTCACTTTGGTTCCAGTGATGTACTGTCTTTTTTGGTTTTGAAAATGTTCTGTTTGAAAAAAATAAGAAACGTACTTAGGGTTGAGTTTGTGCTTATAAATACAAGCATCACTACTCACCGCGATATCGTCATCTCCCATCCATGCTACCGCTTTACACACATCATCATCATTTTCACTGGTGGTTGCGATAACTAAATTACCCGACTGAGCCTTACGACACCTCTTGGCTAGTGACTCAGATACAAATGTTTTTGTTTTGTCTGTATATGTTCCATAGTGCGTAAAAATCTGCCCATAGTGTATGCAACCGACGCCGGATTCAGTGAAATCTTTCTTCTGTAAACTTCCTCCTCGAATAAATTCACCTATATCTTTTTGCCCCATTGGAAGATGCTCAACCTCACCCTCATCAAAACTCAGCAACTGGTCACGATAGTAGTTGTACTGTTTTTTGCGAGCGGTAAGCTCAGCGGTAAGCTCAGCGGTAAGCTCAGCGGTAAGCTCGGTAAACTTATCCAGAATCCTGACGATTTCAGACTGGATGGCGAGGGACTTTTCAGGGTTGCTGGGACTAATTATAGGTATCAAAAGCTTCCTGAAACGAGCCTTGGAAATATTAAACCGAGTTACGCCACTTGCGGTTTTCGATATTTCAGCACGCATGAAATTCGTTCTAAATAGATATTTAGAAAATTCAGGGATTATGTTTATACCTTCATTGAATCTAACTCCGAAGGAGAAGCTATTTAAATAAACAGGTTCGTCAAATTCTATCGTGATAGCTGATGACATGCCTGCCTCCTCTGCAATTTCAGATGAGCCAGTAAATAAAACATCACCATACCTCACCCGGTGCTGACGCTCACCTTCACCAACCTTAACGGTATCTTCTGGTATTTGATTAATATCAATACAACTAAATATGTTTTTATATGAAATATATTTGGCATTCCCACCATCAAAATCAGATTTCGTTTTACCCGTAAGACCGCCATAAATTTCAGAAATATCACCTAAAGGTAACCACTCAACCTCAGCCCCATCCAGCAGTTTCTCCAGATAACTCAGCTCGCTCATGCCTGCACCTCACTACCTTCAATCTCTGCCACAATCGCATCAATATCAGTACGAAGCTGCTCTATTCTGGTGACGGTCTTTTTTAGCTCGGCGTTCAGTTCCGCGATGTTGACGATTTCGCGGGTATCTTTGGTTTCCACGTAGCTACTGACAGACAGGTTGTAATCATTGGTTGCAATGGCTTCTGCTGTGACAGATTTTGCCAGATAGTCTGTATCGGCTTTACTGTCGAACACCGCCATGATGTGTGCAATTTGCTCATCGGTCAGAACGTTGTTGTTGGTTTCTTTCTTAAACAGACCACTGGCGTCGATAAACTGTACTCTGGTGTCGGTCTTATGCTTTGACAATACAAGGATATTCACCGCAATCGTGGTGCCAAAGAACAGGTTTGGCGCTAATGAAATCACGGTTTCAACGTAGTTATTGTCTACCAGATACTGGCGAATTTTCTGCTCTGCACCACCACGATAGAAAATACCGGGGAAGCAGACGATAGCGGCACGGCCTTTGGATGACAGGTAGTTAAGCGCATGGAGAACAAAAGCAAAGTCAGCTTTAGATTTCGGGGCCAGTACCCCCGCAGGTGCAAAGCGGTCATCGTTAATCAGGGTCGGGTCATCACTGCCCACCCATTTCACGGAGTACGGCGGGTTAGACACAATCGCATCAAACGGCTTCTGGTCTTTAAATTCAGGGGCCAGTAATGTGTTCCCTAACCGGATATCAAACTTGTCGTAGTTGATGTTGTGCAGGAACATATTCATACGCGCCAGGTTAAAGG